TGGAAAGATGAGTGGCTTACTATCTTTACTACTTTTGGTATAGCTGTATGCTTTATACCTGAACTACAACCTTATATGATTAAAGGTTTTGAAATAATTAAATCAGCACCATCTGAATTACTGTATGCTGTGCTAGTAGTTTATTGTGGTAGCTTTGGTTTAAACATTATGGATAGATTTAGAAAATGATTATAATAAAAAACTGTATCTATAAATTAAGAATGGGTATATGTACATTATTAAATAATTGTAAATGTAATAAATTAAATGTATCTAAATGCAAACATACCATTAATTGAATGTTATGTACGTGGAAACTATTTAAGAGATCAAAGAGATTCTCACGATAAGTATTTTTGGTGTGTTGTCTTTGGAGTAACAAGTATACCAAAACAAGTACCACTATTTAATTTTGTAATGGAAGATGGTGGGGTTTGGTGGAGATCACCTATATCTGCCTTTTGTCAAGAAGAAGGAATACCAGAACAACCATTATCAGAATTATGTTTATGGGATAGTTTTTCTTATAATATTGCAGTTACAACCTTTCATCAATTAGCGGGAAGTAAAATAAAATTTATACAAAGAAATAAGAAAGAACAATTAGGTAACTACTTATTTACTTTAGATTGGAGTGAAGGAGATTTTAACGAACTTGATTTTGGTTACGCTTCTAAACCAGATCAACATAAGTGCGGTCACGTTATACAAATGGATAATGGTAATTTTGCTATACAGCCAAATAATAGAATAAGAGTATTTGATTCTAATATGGGTACTAATTGGAATGACCCACCATTAATTAAAAGACTTGTAAATACTAATATTTGGAGTGTAGAAGATCAGCCTAAGTGGACAACTACTGAAGACGAAATTGGTCAGTATGACTACGAATACAAAAATACAGAAGAAAAATGATAACAAAATATCTAACTAAATTAAATACATATTTGACTAAATTTTTATGGAAAAAGGAACAAAACAAAAGAGTACAAAGATTAAAAAATTTGATAAAAAAAATATAAGTTCATTACACTATTTTCCATACAAAAAACTTAAATCGGAATTACATTGGTTAGATGCTAAATCTAAAACTGGTTGGTCTACAAAAGACGAACTAAAAGAATTAAAACCAGCTAAATGTATTACTAGCGGTTGGGTATTCGAAGAAACTAAACATTACATAAAAACTTTTTCTACTTATTCATTAGAAGAAGATGGGACTATTGAGTTTGGAGAAATTTTAGTAATCCCGAAAAAGTGGATTATTAATTAAATGTACTCAGCAGTAATTTGGTTAGCTATAGTAATAGGCACATATTACGAAATAATACCAGTCCATAATCCAAGTCTTTCATTTGATACTAAAAAATCTTGCGAAGAATTTGTACAAAAAAATTACAATGAAATTACTTTGTCTATAGAAAGACAATTTTCTTATCAACCAAATGTTAAACTTACTAAAGTTTTATCTATGGAGTGCGTAGCAAACAAATATAACTAAATATATTAATATGTCAGAAAAAATAAAAACATTAGAGGATTTACACGAACTATTAGCTAAAACATTACTAGATAAGATAAGAGACCCAGAAGTCAAAAGTGCGGATCTAAATGTAGCCCGTCAATTCTTAAAAGATAACAATATAGACTGCATACCTAAATCTGGAAATACAATAGGTAAATTAGCCGAAGAATTACCCTTTAAATTATCAGATTTACAGGACATAGTGCTAGATAAGGAAGTAAACTAAAAAACGCATATACGTGCGTTTAAACAAGAAATAAAGGCTATTTATGAACGATATAACACGTGATTTTAGGAATTTCTTATATTTAGTATGGAAACACTTAAATATCGAGCCTACACCAGTACAATACGATATAGCTAATTATTTACAAACTGCTCCTCGCAGATGTGTAATACAAGCTTTTAGAGGTGCTGGTAAATCTTGGATATGTAGTGCCTTTGTGTGTTGGAACTTGTTGCGTGATCCTAATTTAAAATTTTTGGTTGTTTCTGCTTCTAAAAACAGAGCAGATGACTTTAGTACGTTCACTAAAAGATTAATTAGTGAAATGGAAATATTAAAACACCTTACACCTAAAGCTGACCAAAGAGGTAGTAATGTCTCCTTTGATGTAGCTTTAGCTAAAGCATCTCACGCACCAAGTGTTAAATCAGTTGGTATAACTGGACAGATAACTGGATCAAGAGCAGATTATATTATTTCAGATGACTGTGAGAGTTTAAACAACTCATTAACACAAACAATGAGAGATAAATTATCGGATAGTGTAAAAGAATTTGAAGCAGTATTATCTCCTAATGGTAAGATCGTATTCTTAGGTACACCTCAATCAGATATGAGTTTGTATAATGATTTACCAACTAGAGGATATGAAGTTCGCATATGGACTGCCCGTATGCCAGAAACTAGTAAACTTGTTAAATACGGTGAACGATTAGCACCATTTGTAGTTAACAGTAATCTAGCTAGTGGTGAGCCTGTAGACCCAAAAAGATTTACTGATATAGACCTAAAGGAAAGAGAAGCTTCTTATGGTCGTTCTGGTTTCTCCTTACAGTTTATGTTAGATACTACTTTATCTGACAAAGATAGATTTCCACTTAAATTATCAGATTTAGTGGTTATGGATATAGACAATAAGATTGCACCAGTACAAATAGCTTGGGCAGGATCACAAGAGTATGTTTGTGAAGACCTACCAAGTGTCGGATTTACAGGAGACAAATACCACAAACCTATGTTTATATCAACAGAGTTTGATTCTTATAAAGGTTCTGTTATGGCTATAGACCCTAGTGGTAGAGGTAGTGATGAACTAGGTGTTGCTATTATAAAACAATTAAATGGTAATTTGTTTGTCCATACTTGTAAAGGTTTAAAAGGTGGTTATAGTGAATCTAATCTGATTGATTTAGCTAAGATGGCTAGACAAGCAGAAGTTAATATGGTTATTGTAGAAAGTAATTTTGGTGATGGTATGTTTACCCAATTACTAAAACCAATAATTAATAAATACTACCAAGTAACTATTGAAGAAGTAAATCACTCTAAACAAAAAGAATTAAGAATTATAGACACTTTAGAGCCATTACTTAACCAACACAGACTAATTGTTAGCCCACAGCTTATTCGTGCTGACTTTGATACAAACGATCCCCACTACCAACTGTTCTACCAATTAACTAGAATCACTAAAGATCGTGGTTGTTTGCGTAATGAAGACAGAATAGATGCACTAGCTATAGGTGTTGCATATTGGATTGAGCAACTTTCAGTAGACAGTACAAGACAAGTAGAAGATTTTAAAGAAAGAAAACTACAAAACGAGCTAGATAGATTTATGGAACACGCTTTAGGTAGAAAGCGAGACACTAATAATTGGATTAAGTTATAACTAATAATACTAATATATACTATTATTAGACTACTACTAGTTCCTATATAAGTGTTATATAGGTTATTATTAGTGTTATAACCTAGTTCCTATACTAATTGTATATTAGTAGGTATACCAGTAGTATACCAGCTGAGAATAGACCTCTATGTCTATTTTAAGGTGATTTTCTGTGTTGTCAAATACTTTTTTTAAAAAAATATGAAACGGTATCTAGTTATCACCCTCTGTCAAAAACCCCCCTACAACCCCAAGTTGTACTCGTAAAACGTGTAAATTAAAAACAACTAGTAATTGTAAGGTTTATAGACTGTAAAATAAAAAAGACTGCGTATCTTTTTTAAATAAAGATAAAGAAAATTAAAAAAAGTTTTGGTTTATTTGTTTACCAATGCGATCAGTTTTTTTTGATCTAAGATTTATTTTATTTTTTTGATGGATTTAATTTTGATGGGGTTAATTCGAACATCAACAACCCGTCATTAGTTTTAACCTTTTTAAATCCTAGATTTTTTAAAGGTTTAAAAAAGTCTTCTTTGTTTTTTTGTTTTTTCATAAGTGTAATCAGCAATCACAACTTGCTATTTCATAACCGCAATCTACGCAATTCCCGTCCTCGTCCACTTGATTATTTTCTTCTTCATAAGGTTCGGGGTCTTCATTAACAACTGGGGTTTTATTATCTAACATTTTTAACTTATTAGTTTTTTGATCTAAAACTAGTAAATATTTTTTCTCACTCATTTTTTATTTATTAATTTATTAATATGGTTTTGTAATTCTAGTTTTTTTAAATATCTTCTTGTTAAATAATTATCAATCTTATCAACCGCAACAAGTAAACCAATTACAGTACATATACAACCTAAGACGATCAAAGAATAAATCAAAGTAATGTCCATAATATTAGTTTAAAGTTTTATATTTTTTCTCTAAATGTAATAAATAAAATTTTGCAAATTTTGTTACAACTAATTTTTTATTCAAAGTAAAAAACGATCTATTTTTTTTAACTGCATTAAAATACTTATTTCTTAAAACATTAATTTTTTTAACCGCAATATGCCTTGTTAAATTTTTGTTAATGTTAATAATCATAGGATCATTTTTAACATAAATAATTTACGGATCAAATAATTTTTGAAGTTTTTTTTAGATCAGGATTAAAAAAACGTTTGCAACCGCAAACACGCACACCACGCACACGCACACGCCAAAAATAATAACTGTTGTAAATGTTATACGGGTAAAGTTAGTTTTACGTCCTTGACGACGGCACACAAAAACTTTAACCCGTACTTAAAACTTGATTAATAATATTTAATTGAACGGGTTAAATTAGTATGTAGTCCCCGCCAACTACTGTTCCAACCCATTCGGCTTTTTTGTCTCTTTCGTCTCTTTTGGCTTTTTTGATATTTTCACTTGAAAAAAATCTGCATTAGATCATCAAGGATTAACAAAACGGGTTCGGGACGTACCTAAGCAAGGACGTTTTAAAAACTGTTTCTTGATCTTCTAACTTTTGGTAATTTTAGATTTTCTAGGATCTCAAATTTTATAGGTTTATATTCTATATTTCTTTTTTCTAAAAGTTTCGGAAATGCGTACCCTGTGTTTAATTTTTTATCAAACGGTTTTGCGTTTTGTATGATAGTAGTATTATGCCATTTATGCAAAAACGGATATTTATTTTTATTTTTTTCCGTAAATTCTACAAAACTCAAAAAGTCGTTTAAACTTATTTTTGTATTTTTAGTGTAATTAATTAAACAATCTGTAAACTCTACGTATCTGTTAATTACATCAAATCTTTTATTGCCTTTAAAAATTCTTAATTCAACGGTTTCTTTTTTAGCTATGTTTACTGCGTTATACTTTTCGCAATCAATTATTATTTTTTGATTTTTAAATTTATTGCTTAACTGAATTAAATCTAAATCTTTATATTTTGGCTTACAATATGTATTGCTGTAAAATGCACGACCCGCCAACTGAAATAAATAATTAAAATTATTTGAATTGTTTATAAATCTAATAATCCGTAAAATCTGTAATCTCGTAAGTGTGTTGCGTCCTATATGTATATGTAAACCGCAAGATGAACTTTCATAACTGCCAATTAAATTTTTTATTTTTTCATAAAAATTATAAAACAAATTACTATTTTTTATAAATTCAAAACTCATTTTAGTCGTAACAATTTCGAGACCCCGATTATTTTCAATTGATCCATCTGACTTACAAATACAAAGACCCTTTAAATAATTTTCTTCAATATCTTTTATAATTGTAGTCGGTGCATTTTCTAGTGCGTAACATTCTAACTCTAGTCCGTACATCTGGGTATTTTTTTGATCTTCATTATGCCAAAGCACTTGATCGAGGACTTTTAAAACATTATCGGTATAGCAACGTAATTGATTATTATT